TTAAATACGTTTGGGAATGTTGATTTATCTCTATACTTTACCTCAACAAATAGATCTTTATCTTGTAAATTTAATAATAGATCTGCTCTGTATTCACCACCCAATGAACCTGATAATGGTTGCTTCTTAATTTTTAATCCAAGAGATTCGAATAATTTGAGGAACCATCTTTCGTGATAGCTCCCCTTGTTTTTGCTTTTGCTTGCCATCACATTCCATTCTCTTTCATTTTTTCTAAATTTATTTCTTTAGATAAGACATTGATTTGTTTAGCTATTTTTTCTGCATTAGCTAAACTTATTTCAACTTCAGGATCTGTTTTAAAATTTCTATGATAAGAACTGTAGGGAATACCGGCCCACCTATATGCTTTTTTCATATCCACTTTGTTTGGGTAAGCTAACTCGAGCAGTTGTTTTTTGTAACTTTTTATCAGCATTATTTTTTTCCTTTGCTTCCAATAATTTTTGATTAATAATCTGTTCTCCATGCCAGTTGTATGCGTACTCTCTAATTTTTTCAGGGCAATGTTTATGCTCTCCTGAAGAATAGATATGAGTTTTAGAATAATACTCTCTTGATACAATGTATCCTTTGCCATACTCGAGAACATTAAGAACAGAACTGATAGTTGATTTTGGTTTTGATCCGAACCATTTTTCATACATTGCATGAATCTCTTTTGATGTTGAGCCTAGTTTTTTTCCTTTCTCCTGAAAGATTGCGTACATACATAAGAGCACTCGTTCTTGATCGCCGCTTCCCTTTGATTTGAATCTGCCATTTTTATTTCTGATTCTATTCATTTACTTTCTCCTATTTTTATCGAGGGTATTGAATCCAACACCCTCAAGATTTTTAAATTTTATTCAGAATCATTACCAATATTGTTGAGTAATGCTACAGTTTCGAATGCTTCTGTAAGATTTCTTAATCTACTTTCTGCACATACCAGATCCATTTTCATAGGATTTTCTGACAACTTCAGTATATCGAACTCTTCAGTTTGAAGAATCAGATTCAATTTATTCCTTGTCACTCTAAAAAATTCATAGATCGAAGGTTCTTTTAAATATTCTAATACTTCAGTTGATGTTGGATTTTCTCCCAATAATTTTATAACCTTATTCATTGCTTGCTTTCTCCTTATAAAAGTTTCTGTCTTTAAGATGGTAAAATTTATTGATCATTTTATCGGCTTCACCATCTAACCAATTTCCTGAAATCTCAGCGTTTATTGTCTGCTCTAATTGTCTTTCAATATGAGATCTCAAAAAATATCTTGCGTGTTTCTTGCCCTTTGTTTTCTCAATAACTGGCACAAATTTTTGATTGTGTTCTTCATTCAAATCAGAAACTATTTTACGCAGTTCAGTTGTTTTAAATATCCTCAAAGCATCTAGGGTGGTTAACCCTAGATGATAAGTTGAAGAACCATTGAGAAATTCAAACACTTGTTGTTTTATAGATTTAGTTTGCATTGGTTTGATTCTCCCATTTTATCGGTACAATTTTTTTATGCTCCAGTTCATATTTACCTTTTGGCAATACTGCCTTTCGAACGCAAACACCATCTATATAGAAACGATATTCACGATCACCATTTTCTAAAACTCTATGAGTTGTTGAATGTCTAAGAAATAGATGGCTATTGCTAGCAGATGTTCCGACCCTGATTTCAACATCACCAGTTTCTTTTACTCCATAACTTTTATCTGACTTGTAAATACAAGCTCTAATATTATTCCAGATTGGATAAGATTTCATTTTGCTTTCTCCTTATATGCCAAAAAATAAAAGGCCAACTGTCATAATCATTCCACAAAAGAGAATGATATATTTCATAATCTTAACAGCTAAACTTTCTTGGGTTTCGTCTATTAGTTGAATTAGTAATCTTGCTCTTCTTCGAGCTTTACGACTTCTTAGCCTACTCATTGCTTTCTCCATTTATTGTTTTTATTACCTACGATTTTACAGCAAAAACAAAATAAAGAAAAGCTTTTTATTGCACATCTGCACTATTACACGTTATTGGACAAACTTTTTTACAGTTGCCGCCGCTTCACCATAAGTAGGATCTTGACAAGGGTCTAGAATTCAACGCAAAATCAGAGCTAACCCAATCATGTAGTTAGACAAAGCAATGAATCAAAAGTTAACCAAAAAACAAGAATCACTCATTACTGCCGTAGCCAACGGAGCAACCATTACCGAAGCTTCCCAGATCGCAGGATATGCGAAGGGTGAAAGTGGCAGAGTCACAGCAAGCAAGACACTTGCACTCCCACACATTCAGCAAAGACTATTCCAAGAGGTTCAAAATATGATCGGGTTGAATGCTACGAAATCCTTAAAACAAGTTATCAACTTATCAACCAATGCAAAATCTGAGTATGTCAAACTCGAAGCAAGCAAAGATATACTTGATCGAGCTGGACACAAGCCGATTGACAAAGCCCAACATCAAGTAGTTGGTGACTTCAACATAAAGATTGATCTTACTTAGCTTTCGGTGGTGTCGGTTGAGCCAGACCCTCAACTCCGACACGACGCCAATCTCTTCGAGATGCCTAGCCCAATGGCGTCTTAACTTAGTTCTTCGAACAAATGATATACTTGGTTGTCGCATTGAATTGTTATTAGATAAACAAAGGTTTGGTTCATAGCATAGTCTAACTATGTAAATCTAATTGGTTCGCTTGAGCTATGAATGGCTCCGCTCACCAATGAATATATATCCCCACCGTCCCACCCTATCGTAGAGATTGCAAGGTCGAGGGACCTCCCATGCAATGAGTAACTTAGTGCTGACGCACAAATGTTTATCTTTACCTTTGACTCTCTACCGATAGCCAAACGTAAACACTAGCTCGTACCTCGCAGGGGTTACACGACAGAGGGGGGGTACACCAAAACTAGACACTACACATATAGGAGAAGTGTTGCCCAATCATTTTTAGCTAAAAAAAGCTCGACAAGGTTGTTGGGTTGATGGTAGTTATGGATTTATGTTGATTATCTCAAAAATATTTTTTACTCTGAAAGGTGCGATCATGAGGGTTGGTGTATTAGCATCTGTTCTTCTAAACAGAAAAGGTAAACAAAATGGCGACACCATTGTGGCAGAGAAAGGGAGGGAAGAACCCAAAGGGGGGTCTAAACGAACAGGGCAGAAAGTCGTACGAAAGGCAGAACCCAGGCTCGGATCTAAAAGCTCCAGTAAAGAAGGGGGACAATCCAAGACGAGCCAGCTTTCTAGCAAGGATGGGGAACGCAAAAGGTCCAGAGTACAAGGACGGAAAACCAACAAGACTTCTTCTAAGTCTAAGAGCATGGGGAGCAAGTAGTAAGGAAGATGCTCGAGCAAAGGCTAGAGCGATAAGTAAGCGTAACGAGAGTTCAAATAAATCTTAGTGGGTGAGAATCCAGAACCAAAGGAGTAAATAAATGCCAGATCATACTAAAAAGAAAAAGAAGAAAAAGAAGAGTGGTCTTTTTGACCGACTTAGAGAAATGGGTAGAAACATTACATCTACCCTCACCGCACCACAGCGTAGGGTAAAAGAACAGAAGCTTGAGCAAAGAGCAGAGCGTTCTGGAATAAAGAATCAGTCAGGCGAAAGCCGTATGCGAAAAGGCAAGCTTTATGAAGATGCTCCTAAAGGAGCTGGTGGTAAAGTTGGTGTTGATAAAAATGCTCCACCTATGTCTAGAAGAAAAGCAAGTGGTGAAGACAAGTTTGCTCCAAAGGGTGCTGGTGGTAAAGCTAAGAAGTTTATGGAAACTAAAAGCGATACTGTTTCTGATAAGCAAAAGACACTTACTCAAGCAAATAAAATGAGGGCAAGAAAGGCTAGACTATCTGCACAATCAAATGAAGATAGGTTGAAAGCTAAAGCTGATTCTATGAAGGATCGTTCAATCAAGGCGACTAAAGCAAAAGCTGGTACTGTTGGATCAAAAGCAGAATCAAAAGAACCTTCTACATTCAAAGAAGCATTTAGAATGGCAAGAAAAGAAGGTAAGGCTAAATTTACTTTTAAGGGTAAGTCTTATGCGGCTGTTACTATGGATGAAGTAAAGAAAGCAAAGAAAGAAGGTAAGATTGAGAAGGCAACTCTTGCCGCTTATCTAAGAATGAAAAGGAAAAAATAATGCCAGGATATAGTCAAGGACAATCAATGATTGCGTCACAAGCTGGAGATCCTAAGAAGATTGAGAAAGCTGATTTTGCAAAATTGCGAAAGAGAAAGAAGAAGAAACAACCTCTTTACGATAAGGTCAAGATGAATGGCAGTTAATGCGGCTGGTAATTACACCAAACCAAAAATGCGTAAAGCTTTATTCAACTCAATCAAGAACCGAGCAGTTCAAGGTACGGCGGCTGGTAAGTGGTCAGCACGAAAAGCACAGTTACTAGCCAAGACCTATAAAGCAAGAGGTGGTGGTTATACCTAATGAAGAGATCACAGAGAAGTCTTAAGGCTTGGGGGGAACAAGATTGGCAAACCAAAAGTGGCAAGAAGTCTTCCGTGACTGGGGAAAGGTATCTACCAAAGAAAGCAATACAAGCTCTGTCATCAGAAGAGTACGCACGAACAACAGCAGAGAAAAGAAAAGCAAAGAAGAAAGGGAAACAGTTTTCTTCTCAACCAAAACAGATAGCAAAAAAAACAGCACTCTATAGGAGGTTTAGTTGAGCTTTATAAATAATCTCAAACCAGAAGAACATAGAATGTTGCGAAGGTTGGTGAAAGAAATACACTTCCAATACTTTGATGAAAAGCATACAAAGTCTTTTGTGACCAACTCAATGCTTGATAGTGTGATAGAAAATATTGGTCCAGAGGTAGCAGAGATTATGATTCGTACTGGAGTACAAAAAGGTTTGAGTTGATAGATTTTAAGTACAAGCCTGATGGTGAAACTCTAAAAGAGTTTATGAAGGATTCAAATTTTTTCCGTGGTATCAGAGGTCCAGTTGGTTCTGGTAAATCTGTTGGGTGTTGTGTTGAAGTATTTAGAAGAGCTTTAGAGCAGAAGCCGAATAAAGATAAGATCCGTAGATCTCGATGGGCTGTTATAAGAAACACTAACCCACAACTCCGAACAACAACTATAAAGACTTGGCTTGATTGGTTTCCTGAAGATGATTGGGGTAACTTTCATTGGAGTGTACCTTATACTC